AAGGGGCGTGATCCACGTTTTAATACTTCGACTGGTCGTTTGCGTCGTGGTCGAGCAAGTACGATTTTAACATCGCCTCGCGGTTTAGAGGACGAATCGAGTTCGATAGCTCGTAAATATTTATTGGGGGCGTAATTGGAAAAACAAACGGATCGTGAAGAGAAAATAGTTGATAACGTAATGAGATTGTGGCAGCAGGTGTCGGGCGGCACTCGCAGCCTGTGGGAGTCTCATTGGCAAGAAATTGCTGAGAGAATGATTCCAGGTTTCAGTGGTACGTTTTTAACTAACACTCGAACTCCAGGCGAGAAGAAGCAGGAGTTTGTTTTTGACTCTACGGCTTCGATTGCATTGAATCGTTTTGGCGCGATCCTTGATAGTTTGTTGACTCCGGCGAATCAGAAGTGGCACCGGATTAAAACCGATGATGAGGTTCTGAATAAAAATCGTCAGGTGCAGATGTATTATGAGGATATTCAGAGAATTTTATTTAAGCAGAGGTATTCCCCTCAGTCGAATTTTACTGCACAGAACCAGATGAATTTCAAAGGCTTGGGTGCGTTTGGGACATCTTGTATGTTCACGGATGGTCATCAGATTGGTCGAGGCTTGCGGTATAAGAGTTGTCACATTGGCAGTATTTTTCCGTTAGAGAATCACCAGGGGATTGTCGATACAGTTCTCAGATATTTCACTATGGAAGCTCGCCAGATGGCCCAGCGATGGGGCAAGGATAATTTACCAGAGGGAGTTAAGGTAGCTCTTGAGAAAGACCCAACCCGTGACTTCTATGTGATCCATTGTGTGATGCCTCGCGAAGAATACGACATGAATAGTGTTGCTCCGAAGGATATGCCGTTTGCCAGTTATTACATTGCGTTTGATGGCAAGAAGTTGATGGAGGAAAGTGGGTTTAATTCAATGCCATATAGCGTGAGTCGCTATGAGCAATACCCAGGCGAGACACTTGGCCGATCCCCAGCGATGGAAGTATTACCGTCTAGCAAGACGTTGAATGAAATGAAGAAAACCATGTTGAAGCAGGGTCATAGAACTGTAGACCCAGTGCTGTTGGCACATGACGATGGAATTATAGACACGTTCTCATTGAAGCCTGGCTCAATAAATGGTGGTGGAATTAGCAAGGAAGGTCGTGCGTTGATTCAGCCATTGCCTGTTGGTTCTTTGTCAGCCGGCAAGGACATGATGGACGAGGAGCGTTCGATTATCAACGATTCGTTCCTTGTGACGATCTTTCAAATACTGGTTGATACCCCTCAGATGACGGCAACAGAAGTTCTTGAGAGGACTCGCGAAAAAGGTATCTTGTTGGCACCGACTCTTGGTCGTCAGCAATCTGAGTATCTTGGGCCAACCATTGAGCGTGAGTTGGATATTTTGGCTCAGCAGGGCTTGTTACCTGAGATGCCTCGGATTCTGCAGGAGGCTGGTGGTGAGTATCGCGTGGAGTATGATTCTCCGATGAGTCGTACCCAAAGAGCTGAAGAGGCGACGGGGCTTGCTAGGACTCTCGAGATGACGCTAAATGCGGTCAATGTAACAGGAAATCCAGCACCGCTTGACCATTTCAATTGGGATGTTATAATTCCTGAATTAAGTGACATTAATGCCATACCTGAAAGATGGATGCGTTCTCAGCAGGAGATTGCGGAAATCAGACAGGGTCGGGCAGAACAGGCACAGAGGCAAGAGGAAATCCAGTCGGCACCAGGCGCGGCTCAGGTAATGAAGGCAATACAATAAGGCTAGTAAAATGAAACCATTAGATTTTTTGCGGAATAGAGTTCGTGCGTATTCACACGTTTTTAAGAAGAACGATGAGTCGGTTAAATTTGTGATGAAAGATTTGGCGAAGTTCTGCAGGGCCAATGAGACTACATTCGACATTGATGATCGTGTGAGCGCGGTACTGCAGGGCCGTCGCGAGGTGTGGTTGAGGATAAGACAACATTGCGATTTGTCACCGGACGAATTGCTAGAATTATACGGAGGTAAATAGTGGGTGAAGCTGGTAATAATGGTGCTGGTGGCACTGGTGATGGAGCAGGATCGGGTGATGGTGGTACCGGAGGGGCCGGTGAAGGCCAAGGTGGTCAAGCGACGCCGTCGTGGGTCGAATCGTTAAGCTCAGAGTTACAGACTGTTGTTTTGGACAAAGGCTTCAAAGAGCCGTCTGATGTGCTGAATAGCTATGTTAACTTGGAGAAGCTAAGAGGAGTTCCACAGGACAGGCTTTTAAAGTTACCGGAGAAGTCAGACGACCCAGCGTGGAACGATATTTATTCTAAACTAGGTAGACCGGAAAAACCAGATGGGTACGGGTTTAACAAGACTGAAGGTGAGGATAATTCCTTCACTGAGTGGGCTGAGAATACTTTTCATGAGCTGAACCTGACTGGAAAACAAGGCAAGGCTTTGGCAGAGAAGTTGACCGAGTTCAATCAGCAAACCTTGAAAAATCAAGAGGCTGCCTATAGCCAGGAGATTGAAAAGCAGGAGTCTCAGCTAAAATCTGACTGGGGGAATAAGTACGATCAGAACATGGCACAGGCCCAGCTCGCTGTTAAAAACCTGGGGATTGATGCTGACACTATCGACTCGATGGAGAAGGCCATTGGCTTCAGTAAGACGATGGAATTTATGCACAATCTTGGCGTGAAAATGGGCGAGGGTTCTTTTATAGAAGGAAACCCTAATATTTCTGGTGCTATGACTAAAGAACAGGCGTCGGCTAAGATTAAGCAGCTCAGCGGGGATCAGGAATTTAACAATCGGTATCTCTCTGGGGAATACGAGGCAAAGACAGAGATGGAAAAATTGCATAAAATTGCTGCTGGCTCTTGACAGGGGTTGTAAAAACTATTTATCATTAGGGTTGAATCGCCAACCCAGAAATGGGCCGATTAAATTTTATTTAGTCCGGCCCTGATTTACAGACAAGCCAAAAAAACAAACCTTTTTTTTAACTTTTAATTGGAGGCTGTAGGATGTCTGTAAATATCCCTACTCATTATGCCCAGCAGTATGCCACCAATATCGCACTTCTTCTTCAGCAAAAAGGAAGTAAGTTGCGCGATAAGGTTACTGTTGGTTCTTACATTGGTAAGCAAGCAAGTCCTGTTGACCAAGTCGGTGCGATTTCTGCACAACCCGTAACTGGTCGTTTTGAACCAATCAATCGTGTAGATGCGTCTACTGATCGTCGATGGGTTCTTCCAAGCGATTATGATCTTGCACAACTTATTGACGAGTTCGATATGTTGCGCCTTTTGACTGATCCAAAGTCAACATACGTTCAAAACGCTATGTACGCGATGGGCCGTCAAGCTGACGATCTTATCATCGACGCTTTCTTCGCCGACGCAAACACTGGCGAAACTGGAGCTACCACAACTTCTTTCCCTGCTGCCAACCAAGTTGCAGTGAACTACGGTTCTTCTGGAAACGTGGGTCTGACAGTGGCGAAGTTGCGTGAGGCAAAGCGATTGTTGATGAGTTATGAGGTTGACCTCGACATGGACCCAATCTGCGCGATTGTTACTGCTCAACAGCACGACGATCTTTTAGCAGAAGCACAAGTTATCAGCACAGATTTCAATGATCGACCAGTTCTTAAAGAGGGCCGTTTGACCCGTTTCTTGGGAATTGATTTCGTTCATTGTGAGCGACTTGACAATGATGCGACTCCGTATCGTCGAGTTCCTGTGTTCGCTAAATCTGGTATGCACTTAGGTATCTGGAATGACGTTCAAACAGACGTTGACCAGCGTAAAGACCTTACGTCGCATCCTTTCCAGGCTTACTGTAAGATGACTATGGGTGCTACTCGTCTTGAGGAAAACAAAATCATCGAAATTAAGTGTAACGAAGCGTAATCGGGAGGATTAGGAAATGGCTGTTGTAACTACTAAATCAGGACAAATCACCAATCGTGATGCGTCACCTTCTGTTGCCAATAACCCAGGTCTGCATGGCGGTTATCTGAAAACTAGCGGTGGTTTTATCACTGCTGCTAGTGGAGATTCATCTACATCGACATACATCATGGCCCAGGTTCCGTCTAACGCATATGTCAAGGACGTACTGCTCTCTTGCGAGGGTGCAGCTACGGCTGGCGCTGCTGA